ATACGCCGGACGGGTATATTATCAAGTACGGCGATAAGACATTTTCCCCTGATGAAGTCCTGCACTTTGTAATTCATCCTGATCCGGAAAGGCCGTGGATAGGCACTGGCTATAAAGCGGTCTTGAAGGAGATTATCAAGGGGATTAAACAAGCTGGGATGACTAAGCAAGCGCTGTTGGAAAGCCCTAATCCGTCAATCATTGTCAAGGTGGATGGATTGACGGAGGAATTTGCCAGCTTAGGGGGCAGACAGACTTTAGGCAAACAGTATCTCGATTCCTCCGAAAGCGGCAGGCCGTGGTTCGTGCCTGCGGAGGCGTTCGAGGTGCAGCAGGTGAAGCCCCTTACTTTAAATGACTTAGCCCTTGCTAAAAATTTAGAGATTGACAAAAGGACGGTTGCTGGGATATTCGGAGTACCGCCCTTTTTAGTTGGGATTGGAGAGTTTAACAAGGAGGAATACAACAACTTCATCGGCACAAAAATCATGTCCATGTCGCAAGCCATCCAGCAGGAGTTGACGAGGGGATTGCTTTATTCGCCGGATCTGTATTGGTGGTTCAATCCCCGAAGCCTTTACAGCTATTCCATCTCTGAGATAACGCAAATAGGCCGGAGCATGATTGACCGCATGGCCATGCGGAGAAACGAATGGCGGGCGTGGGTTGGCATGACCCCTGATGACGAGATGGAGGAATTATTAGCACTAGAAAACTTCATCCCGGCTGATAGGCTGGGAGATCAGAAGAAATTGATTGGAGGTGAAAACAACGAATAGGGACATAATGCAGACGCGCAGCCACTCTACGGAATTTAGGGCTGAACAGACTGGCGAGGATAAATACATTGAGGGCTATTTCTCCGTATTTGGCGGCGTTTACGAACTGTGGCCGGGGGCGACGGAAAGCATAGACCCTCATGCGTTCGATGGGGCTTTGGGTGATGACATCCGGGCTTTGATTGACCATGAAACGCGGCTAGTCTTAGGCCGGACGAAAGCCGGAACCTTGGAGCTGAAAGTTGACAGCCGGGGGTTATGGGGTAAGGTAAAAATCAACCAGGACGACACGGACGCGATGAATCTTTATTCACGGATTGAGCGCGGGGATGTTGACCAATGTTCGTTCGGTTTTGAAATTTTGGAAGAAGAAACCGAATTTAGGGCAGACGGCTCGGTACACTGGACAATAAAGAAAGTCAAATTGTATGAGGTGAGTTGCTGTACCTTCCCCGCCTATGAGGACACCTCCGTAACCGCCAGGAAAAAAGACTATGAGGATCTCCGCGCACGAAAGACGCAGGAGTGGAAAGAACGGACGAAAGAGAGGTTGAAAAAGTGGCACTAAAACAACTGCTGCTGACTAAGCAGATTGAGGGCATGAGAAGCAAACTTGAAGCCCTCCGCGAGAAAGACGCTGATTTTGAAATCCGCAAGGAAGAACTGAAAACCCGCGAGGTGGAACTAGAAACCGCTGTCAATGAGGTGACGGAAGAAACTCCGGACGAAGAAAGGGCTGTAGTGGATGAGGCTGTAGAAAGTTATGAGGCCGATAACGAAGCCTTGGAAACGGAACTGACGGAACATGAGGCCGCCAAGGAAACTCTTGAAGCGGAAATTAAGAAATTGTCCGATGAACTTGAAGCAATTAACAAAAAGGCGGCAGCTCCGCCTAAAGTCGAAAGGAAGGTAAACGACACGATGGAAAACAGAACTAAATTTTTCGGCATGAGCAAGGAGGAACGCGATGCCTTTTTCGTCCGCGATGATGTGAAAGGCTTCATCGATGAAGTCCGTGCCATCAAAACCAGGGGCGTGACCAACGGCGGTTTGACTATCCCTGATATCATGCTCGAAGTTCTCCGCGACAACATGGACAAATATTCTAAGCTGATTAATTATGTCGGCGTGAAACGCGTCGGCGGCACCGCTCGGCAGAACATTGTGGGCGCTGTTCCGGAAGGTGTCTGGATTGAAGCCATCGGTGCGCTGAACGAACTGGACATGGAATTCAACCAAATTGAGGTTGACGGCTTCATGGTTGGCGGAATCATTTGGGTACATAATTCCCTGTTGGAGGATAGCGACATCGCCCTTGGTGCCGAAATCATGGCGCAGCTTGGACAGGCTATCGGCAAGGGCGTTGACCGCGCTATCCTGTTTGGCACCGGCACCAAAATGCCTGTTGGTATCGTCACGCGCTTGAAACAGCAGTCGGCTCCTGCTGATTGGGGGACTTATGCTCCTACTTGGACTGATCTCCACCTCTCGAATATCAAAAAGCTGAACATTGACGGTACCACCGGCGCGACATTCTATGCCTCTCTGGTTGATGCTTTGGGAATTGCCAAGCCCAATTACTCCGATGGCAGGTGTTTTTGGGCAATGAACCGCTATACGCACACTAAGCTGATGACCAAGGCTCTTGCGTTTGATGCTGCCGCCGCTTTGGTGGCTGGGGTGCATAACCAGATGCCGATTATCGGCGGCGATATAGTGGAGCTGGAAATGCTGGCCAACAACGAGATTATCGGCGGTTACGGCTCCGCCTATCTCCTGGCTGAGAGAGCGGGCGCGAAGGTCGAATCTTCCGAACACGCCAAATTCCAGCAGATGCTGACTGGCTTTAGAGGCTACGCCAGATATGACGGCTTGCCGGTGTTTGGCGAGGCGTTTGTTCAGGTGAACTTTGCCAACACTGATGTCGCTACCGGCAGCACCTTCCCGGCTGATATCGCCAATCCTGTTCTGGGTGCGTTGACTATCACCTCCACCGCCAGCCTGACTACTAACGGATCTAGTGACATCACCATGACTGGTGGTCAAGCTTCTGGCACCTTCTTCGGGTACAAACTCGGCACCAAGGCTGCGGATGTCAAATATGGTACCTACCATACCGGCTTTACGCCGATTGAATTCACCGCTGGCGAGGCTACTCTGGCCGACTTTGCGGACGCGGACGATGGCAAGATTTTGACCGTGGTTGAGTTCTACTACGGCATCGCTATTGCCGCCGGTAGTAAGGTTTTTAGAGTTAAGAAAACTGCCTAACTAGCGAAAGGAGGGCGGCTATGTATAACGAATCAACCGTCCTCGGAATTGTCAAGGCCAGGCTTAACCGCTTGGCCTCTGACACCTCTTTGGACGAATACCTAAAGAAACGCATTGAGGCGGCTGATGCTGAATTAATCGGGAATGGCATTAACCTCTTGGACGATGCGCGGGACAGCGTGTTATTGGCCGATATGGTGGTCTGGCAGTATGGAAACAGGGATAAGCCGGACGGTATGCCGGAGTGGTTAAGGCTTGCTCGGCGGGAACGGTGGTTAAGGGAGCGAAACAATGATTCTTGACAAAGGCTACTGCTCCATCTACGAAGTCGCGAATACTGCCGAGCCGGGGGATATGCCTGTTGAGGGATTGAAGCTAAAATATCAATCGTGGTATGGGGAGCTTAATTTTGAGAGTTCCCCGTCTGCGGTCGGCGGGCATGAGGGCGTGGCGGTCGCAAATCGAATACGGATACCGCAAAACCGCGATATTGACAACCATCATGTTGCGGTTTTGTCTACCGTCCTCCCTCCCGATGACGCTCCGAAATATAATATTGTCCGCGCTTATCATGGGGTGGATGATGACAACGGGGAGCTGATAACAGATTTGTCGCTTGAAAGACTAGGGGCGGAGATCCCGGTAATCCTTGACGATCCAGAGGAGGAGGATAACGATGCCGATCCAGAGGAGGGGGACAACGATGCCGAATCTTAGCGCATTAAAAACCGCCCTTCTGACGGTGATGGACGAGGTTTATCATTTCGCGCCGCCGCAAAATGTGACCGGCTCTTATATTGTCTGGGCAGAGGACACGCAAGGTGATTCCGTTTGGGCTGACGGAAAGATGGTCAATCAATCTATTCAAGGCACGGTTGATTATTTTACGAAGTCGGAGAATGATGCCACTGTTGAAAGCATCCAGGACGCGCTGAACAACGGGGAAATATCCTTTCGGCTGAATTCCATCCAGCGTGAACAGGAAACAGGCTATATCCATTATGAATGGGTTTTTGAAGTCGAGGGTTTTTAGATGGCCAGAATGACATTCAAGGCCGGAGATGAATACGCGATTAAATTATCTAAATTGGCGGCTGGTAGTGATGCGATTGCCAAAAAAGCAATCTATGCCGCTGCTGGAATTGTTGCGGATAGAATTAAAGGCAACTTGCAAGGTGTTCTCTCGGACGAGGCTACAGGCGAATTGGTTAGTTCGTTTGGTATTTCCAAAATCGACACCGATTCTAACGGTGATTGGAACGCTAAAATCGGTTTTGACGGTTACGATTCTCAGGGAGTACCAAACCAGCTAAAGGCTAGGATTTTAGAATCAGGGTCAAGTAGGCAGCCGAAGCGGCCATTTGTGCGGCCTGCTGTCAATGCCACAAAGAAGCAAGCGCAAGAAACGATGGCGCGAGTGATCGAGGAAGAAATTAAGAAAATAGGGGGTTAAAGCATGGCAACTATCGGCGTTTCTAAACCGTATTATGGCGTTTATGTTAATACGGATGGTGCGATAACTTATACTGGCGGGGCTGTTTTTGCAAAAGCGATTCAGTTTTCCGCGAAGATCGAGAGCGGTAGCGACAATAATTTGTATGCCGACAACGGCATCGCGGAAACTGATCGATCCTTCGGCGGTGGTACTATCAGCGTCACCACTGATGAAATTTTGCAGACTGCCGCGGCGGCTATTTTGGGGTTGACCGCTGATACTATTACGGTTGGCGGGGAAACTAATGTTAGCGAATTGGTTTATGACGATGATATGATCATCCCCGATCTGGGATTCGGTATCATCATCAAAAAGAAAGTCAACGGTGCTTATAAATACCGGGCGGTATTCTTCCACAAAATCAAGTTCAATATCCCGGAAGATGCCGCTACTACGCAGGGCGAATCCATTGAATGGCAGACGCCGACAATCGAGGGAACAATCATGCGTGACGACAGCGCAAAACATGGATGGAAGTCAGAAGTGACAGTTAATACCGAAGCAGAAGCGGAAACATACATCAAGCAAAAATTAGGCATTGTAGCCAAAGCCGCGCCTGTAACATCCAGTGTGGCAAGTGGCACATATGAAACAGCACAAAGTGTTGTATTGTCCACTACTGAGGTAGGCGGGGACATTTATTACACTGATGATGGTACTATCCCCTCATCTGATAACAGCAACAGTATCCTTTATGCAGCGCCGATTGCACTCGAGGCTCCTTCTAATACCTGCATTAAAGCAGTATGCGAGGTTGCCGGCAAGACTAACTCCGACATTCTCGAACTTTATATTGAGGTGACGGCCTAATGAACAGAATAGGCGAAATTGAAATAGCGGGTAAAAAATACCCGCTTAACTTTTCCACAAAAGCGGCAAAGGAGATTTCCGCAAGATACGGCGGCTTGGAAAACATCAGCAAGGCGTTTGACGGTAAAGCTATCGATGTTATGATGGACGAAGTCCTTTGGATTTTGGCTCT